TAACAGGTGGTGCCACTATTCTTCCCCGATGCGGTACCGAAAGCGGTGATAACGGATCATCGTTGACAGCGGTTGCGATCAACGGATCCTCCAGATCAGGATTATCGCAGATGACCGTCACCACATTATATCGGTCAAACAGATCGTCCTCGGAGAAACAGCCGCCCTCTAGCAACGCATAATCCTCTCCCCGTGACGGTCCGTACCAATGATCGAGCTCCTCAGCCCTCACCTGTTTGACTGGGTGCAGCTGCGCCACACCCTCGCTGTCAAACCATAAGGTCTCGTAGCCGATCTCATCCAACAGCTCGTTAACGATATCCAAAACAGATGTGCCGATCTCCCAGTCGCATCGGTCAACAGCAAAGACCTTATCACTTTTGCTCACTGCACAAAGTTCGATCCCGCAAAGCTGTAAAAGGCTCTGGATCGCATCAAGATACCGCTGTCCTTTTGCAAAAAACATGCGATGTTCTGTCCGACAGCTTTGGACTTGATATCCCAGATCGTACCCCTCACACTGCGAAAAACCTTCTCCTTTTTCCTGAACTTTTACACAGCCGGTCAGAAGGAACCGCCCCAGCGATATTTCTTTTCCGTCCAGTAAAAGCACGACTCGAAGCTGATCTTTCAGCCGATTGGTTTCTTTCGGCAAAACAAGACAGCCCGAAAAGACCCGTTTGATCTTGCGGCGAATATCCATCGACACCGCTGCAGAGCCGATCCCTTTGGCTTCGCCGTATTTTACGTTGTCGCGCAAAAGATCGTACCGTACAGAAATGATCTTACTCATCCGACCACTCCTTCGCTTCCACAATGGTCAGAACGACCTGCTGCGTCTCTTTTTCCTTCAGGTCGATACTGTCCAGGATCCCTTTCATACACATACCCGATGGGTTTTTATAGATTACGCGCTGACCCATCCAGGTCTCCAACAGCTTTCGATGATCCGGATCCTGCAGTACAAAAGACAGCTGATGTTCAGCAGAAACACCGTCGCCTTTCTGCGTTGCCGGCAGCTCTTCTCCCCAAAAGTAAGAATACGCCAGCTGCGCTTTTCGCCTTTCCCGATGCTCCGGCGGCTCATCCAGATTCAAATGAGCCGGGATCCAAACGCCATCCCGACCAACAGCGGCTTTTTTGACCCGCAAAATCTCCACGACTTCGTTGCTCTCGGTATAATGCCCGTCGTTCTGCAGACCAATGATCCGATACCGGCTTTTTCCGCAGCTTTCCCGATCGACATATTGGTTTCCCGTCAACCTGCCAATGACGGTTCCGTCCCGCAGGATCCAGTATTCCAAAAATTCACCCTGCGTCTGCCAGCGAAGGACCACTTCATAACCAATCGTGCGGCTTTGAAGTGTAATGTGTCCCACCGGAACATTGCGGATCGAGACAGTGCTCTCTGCCCAGTCGGACCACAGCCCGTACCGGTTACAGACACGTACTTTCACCGGATGCTCCCCATCCGCCAGCCAAACGGGACATTGCCAGCTTTTTTCGGTTCCGTACCGCTGACCGGACGACTCGGTTCCCACAACGACCTCGTAGCCCTGCTGTTCTGCCGCCTGCCAGAACACCTGCACCATCGGCACCGCAACCACTTTAATGATCACCGGTACCGCCGGTTATGCTCGCACAATCAAGGACGCGCTCTCGCTCCAATCACCGAACACACCGTCCGAGTTGGCGGTACGCACTCGCCAGAGCATCTCGCCGGAAGAAAGCACGCCTGGCGGAAGGAGAAATCCGTTTTCCCAAGTCTCGCCGAAAGACAAGGCCTGCCAGCTTTCCCCTTCATCGATACTGAAAACCGCCTCGTATGCAGACTGTTTCGTTCCTGTCGCAATACTGTGCTGCCAGCTGAACCGATTTTCTTCACTACCGTCCACATACACTTTGTCAGGACTCAGCTTCCCAGCTGTCGGAATGCTGTCCACCGTGGTCAGCTCCATCACCGACGACCATTCGCTCCAGATGCCGTCATCCGACTGAACTCGCACACACCACTGAACGCTACCGCGTTCGGGGAAGGTCCCCGCCTCCACCGTATGGCTGCAGATCCCGCTCTGCACTGTTACTTCATTCCAGGAAGATGCATCTGCAGCTCGCCAGCGAAAACCGTAGGCTTTCTGTTTGATCGTATCGGCCACTGCCGTTTGATTATAAGCAAAAGACCATCCAAACAAGTTGTCCGTCTTTTCATCCACAAAGCCGGACTTGGGGGTACAGCTTTTTACCGTGGGTGTTACATCCTCGTAGGTGTACTCTGCATAGGGACGATTTGTTTCCGTATGGCTCTGGATCTGCACTGCCGCCTCAGCCCGGTAGCTGTTTCCTACGATCATGTCGCCGGTACAGCCTGCCCATACGTTGGGAGCTGCCGCCATTTTCCCGTTCGCCGCCGCCTTGGAAAGATTCCCGCCGAGGTTATCCTCCCAGTTGATCAGGACGTTGTACGCTCCCTCGTTCAGTTCTTCAGCTTCCAACTGCGCCGCTGTGGCATCGGACTGAAAGCGGTCGGTGGCGTAGTCATCCACACCGAAGATCATCTTACCAGACTTAAAACTGCCCGAAGCGGATGTGGACACATCCGTCACATAGGCTGAGATCTTCGCCGCCACCAGTTTCTTTTTGCCGTATTTCTCGGAAAGAGGAAACTCCATCCCCAGAAAACTCGCCTGCACCGCATCGATACCCCAGGGATAGCCGTCGTAAGAAAAGCTGTGCTTGACCGAAGTTTTCACGCTCGTTCCGCGCACCACGCCCAGCGACTGACCGTCCGCGCGGTTTTCCTGCCATACGTCCGACGCGTATACTTTTTCAACGTACTGTGCCATTGCCGCTCCTCCCCACATACCCCGCGCGGATCATCATTTTTCGGTTTTCTTTCTGCGCTTTTACCGCACTCATTTGCTGTGCGCGGCGTTCGGGATATTTCTTTTTCTCCTGCACGGTCATCACTCCTTCCAAATGCTCATCCTGCCTTTTTTATCCTGCCACGCTCTTCCGTGATATTCCTCGCTTATGAAAAGCATCAGCTCCAAGGACCTTTTTTCACCCTGTACGTCCCCGGTCCGTACAAAGCCTTTTCCAAAGCGCACCGCATCACCCTGCGGATTCTTTTTCCCGCAGCAAAGCCATTCTGCCTCGGTAGGGCAAAGCTTCGTCAAACTTTGATTCAGGGTTACACCGTTCTGATAACTGCGGAAAAACACCTGTCCTTTTCCCGCTCCCACCATCTGCTGCATCCGGCCGGCATGATCCAGCAAACGATGCTCCGGCAGGGATACGGTTTTTTCTGTCTCATCCATTCCAATGATCTCCTGCCATTCTTCCTCGCCGATGCGTCGGACCCACCAGAATTCACTGTCTGCCGTAAAAGATCCGCCATCTTTTTCCCGATAAACAAACGTCCCCTCCAACTGGTACACAAAAGTCAGGCCATCTGATGCAGGATACAAAAGCTTGCCGTTTTCCATCGATATGCTGACAAAATCGGCGGGACGTTCTTCTGCACCTGTTTGCGCAGCCCAACGGCAAAGCGCATCGAGCAGGATTTGGTTTTCTTCCCTCGCCTTTTCGTCAGGGGCAAACAGAGACAGCTGCAGCAAAAAGTCTTGCTGCCAGCGCCCGTCCATCGCCGAAACAAGACGCTTTCCGGTCGGAAACAACCCCGCGCAGGGGCGATTTTCTTCCAGATGATCCACACGGACCGATTTGATTTCTTCAGGCAAAAGACCGCTTTCTTCGATCATCTGCTGAATCAGCATTACCGTCTGCATCCGCTACACTCCTTCCAATTCCCAGTGCGACAGACCATGGGGCGCCAGCACCGGATGCACCCGGTTGATGCAGACCGCATCCTCCCGCTGCCGCAAAAGCGTTTCCGGCTCTTTTGCTGCGACTTCGTCGCCAAAGAGGAGGATATCCCCCACCTGAAAGGTAAAGACCTTCTCTTTCTCCTCTTCCGAAAGGCTCTGCCAGCGGGACGGAGCGACATACTCCTTTTCCGCTGCCACCGCCGGCACCAGGACCTTTGCCCGGTTCTTCTCTTCCAGCCCCTTGTTGCTGTACTGACGTCCGGGGTAGCCGCCCTCTTCCGCAGAGGACCAGAACACCCCGAAAAGCTTTGTGGAAAACCAGTGCGCCTGACCCTCTTTTTCCCAGCGGTTAAGGATTACCGCGCTGCTGTTGACCATCATCTGCCGCACCCCCGATACAAAAGTTTTTCCGGCAGATACAGCTTCGCCGCCTGATACAGCGCCGCAGTGCTGTCCCCGTCCCGATAGGAAACGGCGTATTCTCCCGCTGTCTCGGCTTTGACCCCTTCTTTGCGAAACAGCTTTTCCATCTCCTCCGCCACGGCGCACAGAGCCATCTTCGCCGCCTGCTCGCCGGACTGTTCCCACCAGCTTTCTCCGCAGGCAAACCGCAAAAACGCCTCAGCCCGCAGCGCAAAGCGGGAAAACAATGTCTGGGGCAGATGCCCCAGATATTGCTCCTGATAAAAGGTAAAATCGACTTTCATCGTCCTTACCTCCTTTTTTCTTAAGCCTGGCAGTGCAGATAGATGCCCGCCAGCTTGTTCTCGTATACGTCCGCCAGACCGTATGCGCGGTAAAAGAACTTCCAGCCGTCCGAGGTCTGGTTCTCCTGGGGCGCAATGATCTTGTTGACGGTGTGCTTGGGATACTGCAGCAGCGCACCTTTGTGGATCACCATAAAGTTGATGGCTTTTGCCTCTTCGCCTGCCGCGAAACCACCGACCGTCTCACCCTCGGATGCGCCGTCGTTCAGCTTCACCTGAGTGTAGAAACGGCTTTTGGGGACCTTCACCACCTGCTGAAAGCTGTCCAGTACCGCCTTGGATTTGGTGGTGTCCACATTGAGGATCAGATTATAAAGCTGAGAGGAAATGAACAGATATCGCTGATCCACCGGCACCTCTGCGTCGTCCATGGCGTTCTGCGCCTCGATCAAAGCCGCCAGCGCGCTGTCGCCGTCGGTCAGCTCGCCCTCTTTTTTGCCGATACCCTCGTGCGAAGCGTAAGCGGCAAAGCGGAACGCATCCATCTCCGGTGCCGCCTTGGTGCGGACGAACTCGCCCGCCAGTCTGCCAAAGGCAACGCCGGCAGTTTCCTCGTTGTCCATGGCATCCACAGTAAAGACACGGCCACGGTCGTAGTTAAAGTTCACAGTCTCGTAGTTGAGAGTCACGTCGCCGTCCACATAGCCGCCGCTGCGGGAATAATCCGCCAGACCGTCCATGCTGATCTTGGGAACCACCATCTCGCCGGCGTTGGCGCCCATCTGCACCAGTTCGCTGTCGCCGTCCAGAACAGCGGTCAGCGCCGCGCTCTGATAGACCTCATCCAGTTTATCGGTATACTTTTTAAATTTTGCCAGAGTGTTCATATTGTTCATCCTTTCTTATCGTTCGCCCGCCAGACCCATGATCTGACGGACCTTCTCCTCGTCTGCGCCGGTGATCGCACCGCCAAAGCGGATAAACTGCGGCACCGACTTTTCCTCGAACAGATAGCCGTTTTCGGCTTTGATCTGTTCCAGCTGCTCGGTAAGACCGAGAACGCCGCCGTCCTCGCCCATGACCAGCTTCTCCTCACAGATGAGCGCCCGCACCGCCTTGTGATTTTTGGCGCCCAGCTTTTCCAGCTGATGGGAAAGGCTCATCTCATAGCGGCTCTCCTGCAGCTTTTTCTGCCAGATGCTTTCTGCCGCTTCGGCCTTCTCCTTCCAGCTTTTCGCCTCCTGTTCCAGCGCAAGACGTTCCTCTTCCCACCGCTTCACGCTGTCCTTACTGCGGACTTTCTGCATCTCACGGCTCATTTCGTCCTGCACCGCCCGGATCTGCGCTTCGCTCAGACCCAGCTCGATCAGCTTCTCCTTTTTCATCCGTTACTCCTCCTTTTCATCCAGTCCGCACCGGGATTTTGCCGTCTCTTCGCTCTCACCGAAAAAGCGGACCCGATACTCCCAGGGCTGACAGATGCCCGTTTCGATCTGTTTGATAAACAGCTCTTTCTCCGCAGCGGCATCGGTGACGATGCTGTCATCCCAGCGGCAGACAAGATCGTATCTGCCCGCAAGAACGCCCAGCTGCTCTGCCCAGAAATCCAGCAGCGAACACAACTCCTGCAGACTCTGCTGCAGCGCCCCCTGCAGCTGTTTCACGGTGCTGTACAGCCGCTGACGGGATGCCGCCACCTCGGTAGCAGTCAGCACTTTCTGCTGCGGGTCGGACAGGATGCCGTAGGAAAGACCGCAGGCAAATTCCACCCGGCGCAAAAGATCGTTGAGCCCCGCCCGCAGACTTTCGTCACGCAAGGTAGGATTGTAGACCTTGTAAAAATCCGCCCCGGTGTTAAGACTGCGAAAGAGTCTCCGGGTGGTCTGGGGCATTCTGCCGCCGGTCAGATAGGTGGAATCGGCATCCACCGCCAGCTCGCCCCCTTCGTATTCCCACAAAAGACGGCTGTACTGCCGGTCCGCCTCCTCCAAAAGCGCCATGGCCCCCGCACCGATCGAAGCGCCCAGCGGACAGTCCGGCTCTGCCGGATCGCCGAAAGGCATCTTCAGATAGACAAAGAGCGGCGCCAGGCGGTTTTGTACCAGCACTTCCTTTTCCAGATGCGCCCACATCGGGATCGGCGCCAGATCCACCTCACGCCACAAGGCGCCGCCGGCTCCGGCTAAAAAGGCCCGATTTCGCACCAGAACGCCCCGGTCGGTCAGTCGATGCTCCTCCACCCTCGTCAAAGTGTCCCTTCCTCGGCGGATCTGCTCTGCGAAAGCCGCACCGACGATTTTTCCATCCGCGGCGACCTGCAGCGGAAAGAACCGCTGCGCCGGCACCGTCTCAACCGACAGCTCCTTTCCCACAACGCAGGGCTTTAACACCAGACCGCCCTTTGCCACCGCATCCGCCAGACTGCGGCGCAGCAGCTCCTTTACTTTCTGCATCTGGCGGTCCAGATACGCCGCCCGTGCGCCGCCCTGCACCTGCCAGTCCGCCTCTGCCAGCGCCAGACGGGACACTTCCGCCGCCATGGCCGGCAGCAGATCCATACTCTTGACCCGACCGCCGTCCGCCCAGGGCGCCTCGTTTTCGCAGACCTGCTGCCACAGCACCATCGCCTCTTTGCGCCGGTCGGATACCGCCATCGCCTCACCCAGGTCACGCAGCGGCTCCACCGAGCCGGAACGCCACAGCTTTTCCAGCTCATTCATCCATTGATTCCACATTCTCAAAGATTCCCCCTTCTTCTCCACACCGGCTCGGTGGCATAGCGCACCGCATCGATGTGATGGTTGTTTTTGTCCGGGTACCCGGGCAGGACCTGCTCATCCCGTCCCCGCTCATATCGGTAGGCACGAAACTCCTGCAGGGTGTCGGGGCACCGCTGCGGGTCGATGACGATCCGCCGAAGCCCCTGCAAAAAGCGAAACGAATACTCTACGCTGCCGGGACCCTTTACCGCCCCGCGGCAAAATACGCCCCACTGCCGGTAATCTTCCACGCTTTTGGGCTCTGCCGAATCGGCGGTGACCAGCTCTTTCTCCCCCACCGCCTCTTTGACCAGCTTCGCCGTATCCCGGTTGACCGTTTTATAGCAGGTCTTTTCGTAAAAAACATACAGATCCCGCCTCGCCGCATCGTAATGCACCCGGTTAAAAGCCCACGGGTCGGGATAAAACCCCCAGTCCACCCCAGCCATCACCCGATCAAACTGCCGGATCTGCTCCTCGGAGATCTCCTGCGCCGCAATATTGGAAAAAACCTCGTCCCCCAGCCCGCCGATCTCGCCCAGATACTCATGGCGGTATGCCGCCGGATCGGTTTTTTCCAGAAAGGCCGCATCCTCCAGAAACTTCTGACCCAGCCACTCCTTCGGTACCTGCCGATAATCGCTGTGGCAAATGACCCGCCCCGCCTTTGCCCGATCCGCCCATCGGTTGACCCAATGGACCGGCGATGCCGGCGGGTTGTAGCTTTTAAAGCAGAAGAAGGGGCCTTCTCCTCGCAGGACCGACTGCTCCACG